AGTGTATTACGCAATTTGACTTTACCTAAATAGCTGTAGGCTTCATTCAATTGCTCATCATTACCCTCAGCTACCTCGTCAAATTCTTCTTGTTTTCGTTTCCAAATTTCAACAATCAACGGGATATGTTGTGGCATTACATTAAATTTAGCAACAATGTCAACTGTCTTTTGTGTGACCTTGCCGTTAGTAATCCATTCATCAAAAATTGATTCAAGTTCTCCTGCGGCTTCTAGTGCTTTTTCACGCATAATCTCCTGCACATTAGGGCGATTACTAGGTTCTTTTTCAATGACTTCTGGCTTGTGAATTAGTTTCAGTAATCGTGAAATTTCATTTTGCAATGTAAGTTCTTCGTGTTCATTTAATTCAAGACCACGCAAACTCATACGTGCTAACCAACACAATGTCATAATGTATTCAGATTCATGTACCTTACGCAAATGTTTGGCATCTGCAATACGTTCATGGCTGTCTAAATATTGACATAATAGTTCTCTAGCATCTTTTTTGCCATAGAACCGATTGTACCAAGTGAAACTATTAGTCAATGCAAGTTTTCGACCATCACTATCCGGTTGCAACGGAAAATAGGGCTCTTCGCCCATGTACTTTGTATCAGCATCACGTGGATTCAATGCTTTGATAAAGTGATCTGCTGTTGTTTTGGGTTTACGTGTAGCCATAAAGAACTCCTGAGTTTCGAATATTTAATATTATATATGAAAATTCATTTATTGTCAAGCCTTTTTTGAAGTAATACTTTTGCTTTCGGAATGCGATAAATACACTATGCCAAGATTATCCCTATACCGCGAGAAAAAATCCAACGATTACCGTTTCTTTGATAGACTTATTAAAGAGCAATTTACTGTGGGTGGTACAGATTTGTACATTCATAAGTATATGGGCATTAAGGATCAGGGCCCTAGCTCAGACCTAACCCAACCACAACGTAGTATTCTGGATCCCACTAAGATACAAGATTTACTATTCCTAGAGAATCGTGACCGCAATTATGCCCCTGATATTTATAGATTGCGTGGTCATTACAATGTACAAAATTTAGACTTTGACCTAAGTCAATTTGGACTTTTCCTAAATAACGATACTATATTCATTACGATTCATTACAACGAAATGATCGAATTAGTAGGTCGTAAATTAATGGTAGGGGATGTATTAGAATTACCCCATTTAACTGACTATCATCCGTTAAACGAATTAATACCCACAAGTCTACGTAGATATTATCAAGTAACAGATGGTAACTTTGCAAGTGAAGGTTTTAGTAGTACATGGTACGCACATTTATGGCGTATCAAATGCGAACCACTAGTAGATAGTCAAGAATTTTCAAGCATTTTAGAACAACCATTAAACAAAGATACGTACTTAGGTATATGGGATAAAACAAAAACTTATGTTCCTGGATATGTAGTTACATACGGTGATAAAAATTATATCACTACTAGCAACGTGCCAGTTGGAACTCCTTGCACAATATTTGACACTGTTACGCAAACTTATATTGTTAACTCGCCGTATTGGACATTAGATACTGCTGATAATTTGAAAGATATTTTGAGTAGATATAACACTAACATTGCAATTAATGATGCGGCTATTGCTGAGGCTAAAAGATTATTACCTAAATCAGGATATGATAATTCAAATCTATTTGTCGTTGCAACTGACAACAACAACGAACCAGTAAGTACTGCTAGCGTTGTTAATTTAAAAGGGCCACCAGTAAGACCACAAGGAACTATTGAAGAAATCGTAGCACGTGGACAAAATTATTATGTAGTTCGTGTAGGTGCGGGCGCATTGAAAAGTATTTGGGATATGACTGCTGATTCTGATGACACTAAGTTAGCAGAGTTTGTAAAAATGAATCTAAAGGTAGCTAGAACAAAACCAAAAAGAACTGATTCTGATTCTGGTAAAGTTAAAGGTGATCTAGTACTATCTGTAAAAGCATTAGGCGCTGTTAATGGGCCATATGGTACCACAGATAATACGTATAGTGAAGCAGATCAAGACCCAATTGTAGATGGATTCACCGGTACTATTATTCCTGATATCATGGACTATCGTGCTGATAGTGATCCAAGATTCCATTATGTTGCTAGAAGTAGTCCAAAGAGTTTTGGCTATAGCGATGGATACATGATAGGTGACGGTAGTGCTCCTAACGGGCTTGCTACTGGTGCTGGAATTTCGTTCCCATCACAACCTAAAACAGGTGACTATTTCTTAAGAACAGATTATTTACCTCAATTATTATTCCGTTGGGACGGTAATCTATGGGTTAAGATAAGTGAAAATGTGAGAACTGGAGTTGGATTTGGTGATGCTAACAATAAATCTCAGTTGTCTGGTTTTATTAATAATACAAATGTTACTACACTAAGCGACGGCACAACAATACCAGAAAGACAAGCACTTTCACAGATGTTAAAAATACAACCAGATTAAGGTAATAGATGGCACAGTTTTTCTTTGATAATCAAGTACGCAGATTTTTAATTCAATTTGCTAGAATCTTTAGTGATTGGCAAGTTACTAAAGGTACTGATCCTGCAGGCAATGATATTCTTGTTCGTGTTCCTATTCAGTACGGTGACTCATCTAGAATGGCGCAAACACAAATAGCAAATAATAGTCCAAGTAGTTTACCCAGCGCACCTTTAATAACCTATAATATTATAGGACTAGAATATGATCAAGGTAGAACACAAGACCCGACATTTGTTGACAAAGTGTCAATGAGACAGCGCACGTTTAATCAAGATTCTGGTCAGTATGAAACTACACAAGGACAAGCATTTACTGTTGAACGAATGATGCCTGTACCATATAAACTAAGTGTTAATGTAGATTTTTGGACAACAAACTACAATCAGAAATTAGAATTGATTGAACAATTAGGTGTACTATTCAATCCTGCATTAGAAATTCAAAGTACAGATAACTTCATTGATTGGACTTCATTATCAGTTGTTTACCAAGATGGACTAACATTCAGTAGTAGAACAATACCACAAGGTTCAGGTAACCCAGTTGACATTATGAGTTGGAAATTTCATATGCCAATATGGATTAGCGGGCCTGCTAAAATTAAAAAATTAGGTGTCATTCAAAAAGTTATTGCAAGCATCTATCAAGGTAATGCTCTTACTGATATGCAAGATAGTGATTTGTTATTGGGTACAAGACAAAAAATTACACCGTATGGATATAAAGTATTATTGATAGGAGACACACTTCAGTTGTTACCATCTAGTCAAACATTGTTCCCTGAAAATACAGTAATTGATTTGACCACTCCCCCGGATACTGATTTATATTGGTCCGGTGTACTAAGTGTATATGGCGCTGTCAGACCGGGTATCTCACAAATATGGTTACAGAATCCATATATGACTTCTGACATAGTAGGTACTATTAATTTCAACCCAACTGATGATAGAATTTTATTATATGATATTGACCCCGATACGTTACCTGAAAATACATTAGACCCAGTTAACAGTATTATCAATCCTCAAACAAAAGGTCCATTGCACGGATTACCAGCAGTGGCTAATGGTCAAAGATATCTATTGGTAGATGATATAGGTAACATTCATAACGAAGTACCTTCTATTGCTTGGGGAAATATAGTTGCAAATGCAAATGATATCATAGAATATAATGGTACATCAGAGCAATGGGAAGTTAGTTTTGACAGTAGAAGTTCCACTAGAAACGAATATGTTAAAAATCTAACAAGCAATGTTCAGTATAGATTTACTGATGGTGCTTGGGTGAAATCATACGAAGGATGGTACGATCAAGGGGATTATTCTATCGTCATCTAACACTATGATAAATCATAGTATGAAAGAAAATACCTCAGCAGGAATCTTTTTTTACGCAAGTGATACACAAAGATTTCTTTATCTACTTAGAAACGATAATAAAAATCCAGGTAATTGGGGTATTCCAGGTGGAAAAGTTGAAGGCAAAGAGACACTTTTGAAAGGTGTTGAAAGGGAATGCTTAGAAGAAGTAGGTTTCTTTCCGGAGAATGCTAAACTAGTTCCAATACAAAAATTTATCAACAACACATTCACATATCATACATTCTTTTGTAAAGTAGACAAAGAGTTTATACCAGTATTGAATGAAGAACATTGCGGATATGCTTGGACTGATAGTGAACATTATCCCAAACCATTACATCCCGGATTGTTTAACACGGTGAACTTTGATGTAGTGCAAGACAAACTACAGAAACTAATAAAAAAAGCCGCGTAATGCGGCTTTTTTGTTGATGCTTAAAAAGATTAAGCGTTAGCAATAGTTACAGAAACACCGCTTTCAGCGGCACCAAATGTCCACTGCACTGCTGTATCAGTAGCAAATTCGTGACCTGCAGAACCATAACGTACTAATGTTGCTTTGCGTCCAGTAAGTTTCTTAACGTAATAAGTTTTACCAGAAGAATCAGTAGCTGTTAAATCCATTTCACCTGCAGCATTTGACGCGGCTGATGTTTTTAATGAACAAGTCATAACACCATCTGCTGTTCTAACCTTGTAGCGGCGTGCGCCAACTTGACGAATAATATCAGCAACTTTACGAGTACCACCTGTTACGTATGCAAACGGTGTAAGTGCGTTTTCTTGATTATTTGCATTGTAGGGAATACCATTACCAGTAGTTAACACGATTGTACCTGCTGGGGCCGCACCTGTTGTCATTGAGTAAGTAGTAACTGTGAAAGTTTCTGCGCCTGTATAGCCAGATCCTTTTTCATTGATAACAGCACTTTTAACCTTGAAATTAATATCAGTGTTGAATGTAGCAGGTCCTGAATGTGTGCCTGTCTTAGTAATATTGACACCAGTTGTGTCAGTTGGTAAACTACCATAAGCAATACCAGTACCTGCAGTTGTTGTAAATGTAGCATGTGTTCCGCTTATACTAGCAACGGTAATAGTTGGACTACCACCGGCTGCATAAGTGTATGTATCACCGACTGATAATCCTGCTTTACCACTACCAGTTGATACACTTGCAATTTCAAAAGTAACTGTCCAAGTTGCTTGTACACCACCGGGCAATGTTGGAGCTGGAAGAACCAACCCTACTAATGGGCTATTTGTAGCATCATTGCCACGGAATAGACCTAAGTTAGACCAGTTAATTGATGCAATGCCTTCACCACCAATACGGTCATCACTGTTGTTTTGACTGTTTGATAGATTGTTGTTAGTCTGGTCACCACCAGTACCAATGTTACGATTACCGAAATACTTTTTGTTTAGATTTGATGCCATTTTATTTTTCCTTTAAGTTATGGGCGTTCTAGGCCTACGCAGTGGCTTACTGCGTAAACTCTCTATTAAGAGCGAACATTGTATTTATCTTTTTTTGGGTATTAGAAGGTTGTCTGACTCATTGCAACTCTAGACCAAATGTCAGTTGAAACATCAACATAGTTGGCTCTACAATAGTACATGTAGCTAGTATCAAATGCTATCTGACCTTTTTTGTCACCGGGGGATCCGTGACTAGTAGTAGGTGCTGTTGCTACAGTTACTATTAGTGTACCAACGGTTGCATTACCAGTAACTGTTAGATTAGCTAATGTACCCGTGCTTGTAATATTTGGTTGTGCGGCTGTTGTTATTGTACCGGTTAAATAATTAGCTGTTGCTACATTACCCAAGTTAGCAATTGTTGTAGTTGCATATTTTAGATTAATACCGGTTGAGGTGAAGGTTGCTATGTTTGCAGTTCCACCAACACTAACAGTTACATTACTATTATTAATTACAACAACATTACTATTACCATAATAAACGTTAGTGGGACTAGACCACGATAATGTTCCTGTTCCGTCATTGCGTAACCAACCTGCTGAGTTTGCTGGTAGACTTGTGCCACTTCCAGAAACTGTAGACCAAGATAGATTACCGGTTCCATCAGTCGATAATACACCACCACTCATTCCACCGGTAATAGAAATATTTGCAATGTTACCTAATTTTAATTTAACATTTTTATTAGTGCTTAACATGGTGCCATCCCAGTTAGTCCAGGATGTTCCAGTTGATGCATTGCCGTTTGCTACTAATAACTGACCAGTTACAACATCGGCTGTAGTAAGACTAGTATTACCTGAACCTTCTAGTTTAGAAAATTGTAATGTAGAAACTTCTGTTAATATTTCTGTTTGAGTAGTTGTTGCATTTTCAGGTACAGGAACTAGTATAGGATCGTTGCCGATATATAATCGTTGAACGTCTGACGCAAATCCTATTTCCCCCGTATCTAATTGAGGCAAATCTACATTTGCACCTACTCTGTGAATTATTTTGCTTATTTGTACAATGGCCATAGTTTAATCTTTAGTTGATTAAACTATTTATCAAGATTTACAAGAACTTTGTATAGAATTCTTCACATTTCTTGAACCACATATCAGTGTATTTGTCGAATTCAGTACCCTCAACGATGAATTCCTGATATTCGTTGGCGGCTGAACACATGAAAATAACACCCTTACGTATCTTTGTACCATGTACTTCATTATGTGCATTAGCATAGGCAGCTAACTGAACAAAGTA